CTTTTTTAAATTTTTCTACTGCCTTTTTTATATTTTCATTTATTTTATCTGCCATCTGTTACTCCTTTCAATATTAATTAACCATGTCTGGCTTTTCCATAACCACGATAGCTACGAACTCTTCCACCCCTATTCATTTGAGGTAGACCTTTACCTGCATCAAATACAGGTATATCACTAGAAGGTTTATCCATACGACCTGTTTTTAGTGATTCTTCTAATTTACCTGTTTTCTTATTTTCTTTTACAGATTTAGGTCCAACTATTTTAAAACCACCAAGTCCTTTTATTTCTTCAATATCAGCTTTAAGTTTTGAAGGTCTATTTACCATAGTAACGTCACCATCTCTAGCTAATATTCTATCTGAAGGGTCAAAGAGTGGTTCTCTTTTATCTTTCTTAGGTCTTCTTGTAGGTAGTTTTGTAAAAACTTTATTAAGTATTTTTCTTATCTCACCTTTAGTTTTCTTTGCAAACTCAGGAATATTTTTAACTTGATTAACTATTTTTTTTCTTTCTTCTGGAGTTAATTCTGTAAATTTTTTTCCAATTGTTTTTTTAAGTTTTTCTTTTATCATTACATTTTATCCTTATATAAACTTTTAATAAATGCAGTACCATCACTTAATCTACCACCAGATTTCTTTTTAATTTTTTTTAATTCTCTTTTTTTTGCATCATCAATCATTTTAAGAATATTATCTGGAACTGGTTCTAATTTATTTTCAGTTCCTTCTAGTTGTTTCATTTTTTTATCAAAAAATTTTACAAGTTGTTTTGCAACTTCTTTTCTCATTGTTTTCTCCCTTTGTTTAATGAACCACCCATATATTTTTTTATAGATTTTTCGTTTTCTTTTTCTTTATTTCTCATTTCTTTTAATTCTTCATCAGAGAATAATTCTGCTGCACCTACTTGTGTAGGTGATAATACCTTATACATTGCTCCTACTAAGTTTGCTCCTGCCATAGTTTTTAAAGTATCTTTCATTCCTAATGCTTGTCTTAAACCTTTACTTAAAACTTTACGAACAGGATTTTTTTCTAACTTTTTACCTAAAAGTTTAGAAGGTTTTTTAAATACACTTTTTCCTTTTTTCTTTACACCAGGTTTACTTATCTGTTGTGGTATTGAACTTCTACTAATTACCATTACATTTTATCCTTATATAAACTATTAATAAATGCAGTTCCTTTAGACATACTACCTCCTTTAGATTTTTTAATAGGTTTTTTAACAAACTTCCCTTTGTCATTAACAAAATAATCTTCCATTTCTTTTTCCATTTGTTTTTTAATTTCATGATTTTTTACTTTGTTTATATAAGTTTGTTTAATTCCTGCTTCTAATTCTTTATAATATTCTTTAAGATATTTTGGTATTCTTTTTCTCATTATAGTTAGTTACTTCCTTCTACTACTGTATCATCTGCTCCTGCAGGACTTGCAGGTCTTGTCATATCGTCACGTCTAAATCTTCTGGCTCTGTTTCTAACAACTTCAATTGCTGATTGATAGTTTTGTTCCATAGCTGGTACAACTTGAAAGTTTTTCATAAAGATGTACGACTCAACTAAACAAGCATTAAACAATGCATTATAACAAAACCCAGTAAAATAATTAGTAGGCGAAGCTGACGTTAAAGTTGTTGGTCTTGTTACGTGTACTATCTCACCATTACTTGTTGATGAAGGTGTAGGTGCTACCATTATAGTTGTATTATCTTTATGTGCATAATACTTTGGTTCACCTGTTGAGGCAGAAACATTCCAGTAATCTCTTAAATATTCATCAGTCTTTACTAGAATACTTGTTCTCTTACCATTAATAACAACATTAAAGTTTTTTAAAATTCTTGTTCCTGTTGGTAAAGTAACTATGTTGTTTCCTTGAGAAACTGCTACTGAAGTATAGGTTACTAAACCATAATCATCTAATTCATCTGTTAATCTTTCCTCTGCTCTATTAACAATATTAGGTAACTGATTTAAAAATTCAGTTGAATCATTTTCTGTTGTGTTAATTATATCTGTTGTTAATGTTGTATAATCTGCCACTTAACATCCCCAAAATTATCCGTAATAAATTGTTGCATAAACACTAGGTGTAACACTTACTGTAACATCATCTTCACATCTAATACCTTCATCTGCTAAATAAGTATCAAGTGTTCCATTTGCTGGTAATACAATTCTAATTCTTGAAGTAGTACCATTTTTAATTTCAAAAGCACCTACTACATCTTTAATATTAGCAACAGTAGACGTTGCTGCTGCTGTAGTAATAGCTGAATATTCTATTGCTGTTAAATTAGTCATTCTTATTATTCCTTATATATAATATAAAGGGTCTCAAAAGAGACCCTTTATAAGTTATTGTTTAGCTTCCTGCTGAACCATAGAAACCTCTCCAATCAGAAACACCAAAAGAATATCTTTCTCTTGCTTTAAATCGAATGTTTCCTGTATCGAAATCAGGTTCCATTTTAGTTTGTAGAGGAACTCTAACAAACATTTTAGTACCATTAGGAACGTCAGTTTTAATGAAGTAATCGTTGGAATTTGTAAATCTTCTGTTTACAAAATATCCATCAGGAACTACTCCCATATTCCTAATTGCATTAATGTCGTTATGGTTTGACCCTACTTTACCTGGAGAAGCTAAAAGCTTATCTGCAGTAAATTTCAAGTCAGACGGAATATGTAAAGACTTAGCTTGTGCACCCACTAGGATGTTTCTGTCATCTTTAGTTCCATCAATCGAAATTAATGCTGTTTCTAAAGCTGCTTCAGCTAAATCTGCTGCAGCTAACAAGTTACTTTGGTCACCTGCTGTAGTTGTTGGGTGGTCAGAAGCAAAAAATGCTTTACCATCACCAATAGCATAATCACCTGCTGCAAAACCATTATTGAAAATAGCTGCTGCTTTAACTTGCTTAGTGTTTGCCATAGCACGAGCTAATGCACGAGCACGAACTTTTGAAAAAGTATCGTACAAGTTGTCTTCCATTGCTTCCTCAGTAACTGCGAAAGCTAAAGCAACTGTTTCGTGATTATATCTAGCTGTGTATGATTCTTGTGCGTTATCAAAAGATACTGCAGCACCCTCAGACTTTGTTGGTGCAGTAGCAAATCCTGTGAAAAGCACTTCCTCTTCAAATGCTCTATCTGAATTTTCAACTTCAAATAAAGATTTGTGTTCGTCATTAACATCTCCATACTCAATACCAAAAACAGCATTAAGACCTGGAAGAAGTTGTTTTGCAATACTTGCTCTATTTATAGCCATATTATTTCTCCCTTTCTATTTATGCTGCTGATACTCTTGTAAGAGCATGTTGAACTATCTTTACTTCTAGCTTTGGAAAA